TCCGATTTATCAACCTCAATCTGATGCTTGGAGCCAAAAGCCTTGTACACTTTCTTATGGGCAACCATGTTGCCGGCATATCTTTCATCCCTTATGATTTTGGCAATCATAGAATTAGACCAGCCGGATTTTTTACCATCTGGTGCCCAGTCTCTCGTACAGCCTTTCTTCCTTTTATACAGAGCTGGCGTAAGAACATTTTCATCATTGAGTTTTTTTGCTATCTGACCTCTTGGGGTTCCAGCTATAACCATGTCAAATATTCTTCTAACAACTCCCGCTGCCTCATCATCAATTACCAGCTTATGAATATCTTCCGGATCTTTCTTATACCCATAAATTCCATAGGGACTCTGATATTCACCCTTTTTCATTCTTGAAGTGACTGCTGATTTAACTTTATGCGACAAATCCCTGCTGTATAAGTTATAAACCAGATTTTTAAAAGCTACATCTATTCCTCCAGTCTGACCAACAAAGGTATTGCTATCATATCCGTCATTTATGGAAATAACCCGTACACCCAAAAATGGGAATAACTGTTCCAGAAGATTTCCAACCTCTACATAATCTCTGCCCAGTCTGGAAAAATCTTTTACAATGATACACTGCACATTTCCCTTCCGGCAGGAAGCAATGAGCTTTTGAAAACCCTCTCTTTCAAAGTTTGTTCCTGTAAATCCATCGTCCAGATATTCATTTATCTCATAATCTGATAATTCCCTACTTTCCCTGATATACTTGGTTATCAAGTTCCTTTGATTTCCGATACTATTACTTTCTTTCTTATCAGATGACGATTTCAGGTCATTATCCTCAAGGGATAATCTGATATACATCGCTATTGTTTTTTTCATTTTATTATCCCTCCAGACTGTTCATTATTTCATCCCTGCATAAAAAAGTGATTTCCATGCTCTTATCCTCGTTTATTGTCACTAATTCAACAAAGTTTTCCACCATTTTCCTATCCAGTTTATTTGCTTTTCTGCATTTTTTCAGGTAATCCTTAGCCCTTTTCTTCCCTGACAAATCAGAATCCTTCCTTACTTTTTCCGTCAGAAGCTTTTCTTCTCTTTCAAGCTGTTCTTTATCTGCCAAGAACTTATTTTTCATTAACAGATAGTCGCTTTCGTCAATCAATCCTTCAGAAACATCAGTGTAAAGATCTGCAATCTTTGAATTGGTCTGACGAATCTGCCTTTCAATCTGAACAAGTCTTTTTTTACCGGTCTGAGCATCTTCACAGGCAGCATCAGATTTAATTTCCATTTCGTCTATAAAGCTTAATACACATTTTTTAATGCTTTCCAGCACCTTATCTTCAACTGAAGATTTATCAATCCTGATTTTATTTGTGCAAACCGCTTCCCTTAATGTCTGATATCCCTGACAGTAATAATTCCTGATTACACTGTTTCTCCTGACCGTTTGGGATAAATTCATTGCTTTTCCACAGCATCCACACCTAATACGCCCTCTCAGGAAATTTTCTTCCTTACAGTCTTTACTCTTGCTGTTCTTTCTACGAACTTCCTGTTCCCTTTTCTTCTTTTCCAGAATGCCCTGCACCTTAAAAAACAAATCCCGCTCTATGATAGCTTCATGTGTTCCCTCAACAACAATCCAATCTTCTTTGTCGGTATAGTGCATTGCCACATTATTACAAAGTTCCTGCCTGACTTTTCCCTGCACCATGTCACCTATATAGGCACGGTTAGTCAAAATAGTTTGAATTGTTGTCCTACCCCATCTGGAATCTTTGTAGCGGTCTGATTTGGTAACACCGATGGAATACCGGTATTTTCTTGGGCAATCATATTCTGACTTATCCATAAACCTTGCAATGTTATCCAATCCCATCCCCGACGCATACAGTTCAAAGATTTTTTTTACGGCAGGTGCAGCCTTTGTATCCACTATAAACTTATTCTTATTTTCAGCAGATTTCAAATAACCATATGGTGCCACAAGTCCGATAAATTCTCCATTTTTTTGTTTGGTTCGGAAAGAAGATATAATTTTCCGTGAAATATCTTTTGCATAGACATCATTGACCAAATTCTTAAAGGAAACTACCATATTCTCCACACCGTTGTCCTCATAGCTGTCAAAATTGTCTGTAACAGCTATAAATCTGACATTAAGAAATGGGAAAATATTTTCTATGAGATTTCCTGTTTCAACATAATTTCTTCCCAATCTCGACAGATCCTTTACGACAATACAATTTATTATGCCAGACTTAACATCATTCATCATCCTTGTGAATTCCGGTCTTTCAAAATTTGTCCCTGAAAAACCATTATCTGCATAGATATCAACAAGTATCAGGTCATTCTGCTCACCAATAAAGCTTTTCAGAAGATATATTTGATTGTTCAGGGTATCCTCAGCAGAATCTTCTGATGAAAGCCTTGCATAGACTGCTGTTTTGTAAATTCCATTTTGTGCAGAAACAATGTCTTTGACATTTTCTGCTATTCTGCTCTTTCTTGCCATTATGACACCTCCTGCATTTGGTTCTCTTCCTGTAGGAACATTATCTGGTTCAATACTTCTTTATAACGGTCTGCATACCGGAAAACGATCTCTATACGCTTATCCTCATATACTTTGATATGCTCAATCAATTCTACAACAACATTTCGCTCCAATTTTTCTATTCCTTTATTGGCAACGAAAGACTCAATCCATTCATGGTGTTTTCCACTTCTTGAGGCAAGCGTATCAATCTCAATCCTAATCTGAGCTATGGAATCTAAAGCAGCCCTTCGACGGCTTTCAAACTCCTGCTTCATGGAGATGTATTCTTCTTTTGAAATCAAATCATCTTTCAAATCCTCATAAACTGATATTTTCAATTTCTCATACTTTTGTGCCTCTTCCTCTAATTGAACAATTCTCATGTTCAGCCTCTTTACATTGATTTCCTGATACGGAAGGGTATCTATAAACTCAAGCAACTGCTGCATATTCTCCAGTTCCTCAATATAACTGTTCAAATATGTAACCACTGCCTTTTCCAATTCATCCTCTCTAATTCGGTGGCTGCTGCATGTTCCTTCTTTTTTGTTGGCAGAACACATGTAATAGACATATTTCCTACCTGCCACCGTAGAAGTCTTTCTACTCATCTGCCTGCCACAATCGCCACAGATTGCAATGCCCGAAAACAAATAAACAGAATTCTTATCCGGAGCAACCCTTGTATCCTTCTTCATTATTTCCTGAACCATGTCAAACTGTCCCTTAGATATAATGGCTTCGAAGGCATCAGGGATAATCACCCAGTCATCCACATCTTTCATTATGGTCTTCTTGACCTTATAATTCGGTGTAGTAACCTTACCCTGAATAAGTGTCCCAGTATAGCTTTCATTGGTAAGAATCCTTGTAACCGCAACAGCACTCCAAACAGCCTGCTTCTTTGTTTGCAGATTTGCACTGTATTTTATTCCACAGCTTTTTTTATATTCAGCCGGGGATAGGATACCCATGTCATTTAACTTATCTGCTATGCCTTGCTGGCTCATCCCTGCAAGTTTCCACTGATAAATATCCTGTACCACTCCTGCTGCATATTCATCAATAACAATGTGATTATGGTCTTTCTCGTCCTTGGCATATCCATATATTGTAAATGAGCCGATAAACTCACCCTTCCGTCTTTTGACATCCAAATGACTTCTGATTTTTATGGAAATATCTCTGCAGTATGCATCATTTATGAGATTTTTGAATGGGATTACAATTTCATCTGTCTGGGACTTACCTATCAAGCTGTCATAGTTATCATTGATGGCTATAAATCGAACCCCCAACATAGGGAATATCTTTTCCAGATATCTTCCTGATTCGATGTAATTTCTTCCAAAGCGCGAAAGATCCTTCACTATAACACAGTCAACCTTGCCTTGCTTAATATCCTCCAGCATCAGTTGAAAAGCTGGACGGTCAAAATTGACGCCACTGTATCCGTCATCTACCCGCTCTGAAACTACCACAATATCCTGTTTGTCCTTGAGGAAATCTTTGATAAGATCTTTTTGATTAGATATGCTGTTACTCTCTGCCTTTGAAGCATCAGAAACATCACCATCTTCCTTAGATAATCTAACATAGATGGCTGCTTTATAGATTTTAACTTCATTCATAATGTGCAAGCCTCCTTAATTTTATCAGTTAGATTACCTAATAAAATCTGTTGGTTTGCACTAATTTAGTCCTGCTGTTATCTTAGCACAAACCATCCAGAAAATCTAGTTGATTCTTAAGAAAATCCGAGAATCATCTGCTCAAACTGTTCTTTAAAACTTTTCCCTCCCGGTGAAAAAGCCACCTTAACGACAACTCCATCCACCTTAAAACAATAAGGATTCTTAATCTGTTCCATAAACGATGAAATTCTTTCTTCTACGGAAAGTTTCTCATTTATTTTAATATCCCTTAAATCAACTAGATTGTTCCTGTCAACTTCAGTAACACTTATATCCCTCAGTCTTGTTAATTCATCCGCTGTCATTCCAATCCCTCCAATCTGAAAAAATAAATGCCACCCGAAAGGATGGCTATGTAAATCCGGGGCAGACGCCCCGGCACTTCATTATTCGTTATATTTTCCTACCATTCCAAGCTGTATCTGCATACCAAGGGTAATCTTCATCATTTGCAATGTACTCACCCGACCGACCGGGTGCATAAGATCCTGATAACGGATACTGCACAGCTGCTCGCATAGTGCAAGGCTGTGTCTTTCCAGCCCTTCCGCCTGAAATCCGTTGATGAACACATGCGTAGGCATGTAGCGTTTCTTCTTTATTTTACTGGTAAGGGGAACACCATGAAGCACCATACTGTGTTCATTTGCCCGGTCATTGCTTACAATCACAACCGGACGGATACTGTGCTGCAGGTGATCCTCATCATCTTCCGGCGGTCCGAAATCAACCATCCAGATGTCACCCCTTTTTATTTTCATCCGTTCCATATCCTTCCTGTTCCCTGATATATTCCACTGCTTCTTCCTCAGTCGGACAGGAGACCACCCGATTGCCCTTGCCGTCAATCACAGTGGTCTCCGATGGAAAAATCACCGTATTCAGTTTTTCTTTCATCAATACCTCTCGGCTCCGCCAAATACAATGACAGCAGGTTCAAAGTTCCTGCCTTCCTCATTGATACTGATGTTATGGTCTGCCGCCATACGCATGACTGATTTCAGTACATCTTCATCTGTTGAGATGTCCCATATGCTTCTGACAAGGATGCAGATAATGTCTTCTCTTTCAATATAATATTTCAGCTTGTCTATTGCCCTGTCATCCTTGAATATGGTTTCGACGATCTGAAGACCATTCTGCTTTGCATATGCCTCAATTCTGTCAGCCAAATGGT